ATTTTGCATTATATAGAAATAACAGGAGGGCCGCATCATGGCGAAAAAAACAACTGAGAAAAAACCAATGGGCAGGCCACCGTTTAAGGTATCAGATGAAGTGTTGGCAAACGCCACACGGTATATGTCGCAGGGTCTAAACGTCGATCAGTGCGCCAGAATGCTGGGCATTAGCAAGTCCACATTGATGCTTCATCAATCCAACAATTCGGACTTATCGGACAGCTTAAAAAGGGGGAGGGTTCAAGGAATTGAGGCCGTGACCAATACGCTGTTCAATAAAGCCGTCGAGGGCGACAACGTCTCAATGCTGTTCTGGCTCAAAAATAGGGGCGAGGGTGAGTGGGTCGAGAAAGTTGTCACCGACAACACAAACAAAAACACAACGCAATTAGACCTTACGAGGATATCCGATGAACAAATCAGTTCACTTGAAGCAGCTTTTGGGCAGCTTGACATTGGAACAGGTGAGAGCGGAGAAATATAAGCGAAGCCTGCATGAGTTTACAAAAGCCGCATGGCCGACGATTGAACCGGGTGTGCCGTTCAAAGATAATTGGCATCTTCAAGCAGTATCTGAACATCTTCAAGCAGTAAAAGAAGGCGAAATTAAGCGCCTGATCATCAACGTGCCGCCACGACACATGAAGTCAATCAGCGTGGCCGTGGCGCTGCCTGCTTGGACTTGGGCCACACAACCATCCAAGAAGTTCCTTTATGCGTCTTACGCCGCCTCCCTGTCGATCAGGGATAGCACCAAGTGCCGAAGGTTGATCGATAGCCCGTGGTACAAGGCGCACTTCGGTGACAAGTTTAAGCTGACCGACGATCAAAACCAGAAACAAAGATTTGAAAACGATCACACAGGCTATAGGATCGCCACCAGTGTCGGGGGCGCTTTGACTGGGGATGGGGGAGACATCATCTGTATCGATGATCCACACAACAGCGTGGAGGCCGACAGCAGCAAAGTCAGGGAGGGTGTGCTGGAGTGGTGGGATCAGGCCATGCAGACGCGCCTCAACGATCCGCAGACGGGCGCGTTTGTCATCATCATGCAAAGATTGCACGAACAAGACCTCACGGGACACATACTCGCCAATGAGCTAGGAGATGAGTGGGATCACCTATGCCTGCCTGCCAGATATGAGATCGGCCACCCAACGCCCAACAGATCAAGCCTTGGCTTCACAGACCCACGCACAGAGGAGGGGGAGCTTCTGTGGTCCGACAGGATGGATGAGAAGACCCTCACCAACCTAGAGCGGTCGCTTGGCTCCTACGCAGCAGCAGGGCAGCTACAGCAGAGGCCCAGCCCCAAGGGCGGCGGCATACTCAAGGCGTCATGGTGGGTGCCGTGGGAGCGAGAAGAGCTACCCGAAGTTTCGTATGTAATCCAGTCTTGGGATACAGCCTTTGAAACCAAGGAAAGCTCCAGCTACAGCGCCAGAACAACGTGGGGCGTGTTTAAGCACAATGGTCACGACTGCCTGATTGTGTTGGATATGTGGTACGATAAAGTTAACTACCCAGAGCTACGCAAGCTGGCGCAGGAAGCATACGATGACTGGGAGCCAGACGCAGTTTTGATAGAGAAGAAGGCGTCAGGAGCCAGCTTGCTGCATGATTTGAGGCAGGCAGGGGTGCCTGTCTTGGCCTACAGTCCAGATCGTGATAAGGTGGCTCGCGCACACGCCGCATCTGCCCTGTTAGAGGACGGCAGAATTTATTACCCAAAACGCAAATGGGCCGAAGATTTGATCTCAATATGTGCGGCTTTCCCGGCTGCAAAAAATGACGATGTCGTTGACACAGCCACCCAAGCGTGGCTAAGACTGAGAAAAGGCTGGTTCTTAGGCCACACTGAAGACCTGACTGAAGATGATGAACCAGAGACGCAAAGGATAACTTTATATGGCTGATCCAAATGTAATCCCGTTTGCCGAGGGCGCACCCGCAGATGACCTGATGATTGAAGAGCTTCCAGACGGTGACGTGCTAATCGGTGATCCAGAGTTAGACGATATCGATGAGAGCGACAGCGGATTTGACGCCAACCTCGCAGAAGAAATTGACGCACGGGAGCTATCGGCAAAGGGCGCGGAGCTTGTGTCGTATTACGAAAACGATGAAGCCGCTAGAGATGAGTGGAAAACACGCTACAAGGCTGGCCTCAAGACCCTAGACCCAGACGGCGGGCTAGATGAGGGCGAGGATGAGAGGGCCACCCGTGGCCTGTCCATCGTTGTTCACCCCCTGATCGCTGAAGCGGCAACGCAATTTAACGCCAAGGCCATCGCAGAGCTGTACCCGTCAGGTGGCCCAATTAAAACAGTTATTATTGGTCAGCCAGATGAGGAAATCGAAGAGCAAGGCCGCAGGGTCAGAGAATTTATGAATTATCAGATCACGCAGGAACAAGTCGAGTATTTTCCTGATCTGGATTCCATGCTGTTTCACTTACCGCTGGTAGGCCAGACGTTCAAAAAGGTTTGGTGGAACCCAAATCTCGACAGGCAGTGCAGCGATTTCGTCAAGGCCGAAGATTTCTGCGTGGCTCCAGAAAGCAAAGACCTCTACACATCCCCCCGATACACCCACATCATTCGGATGCCGAAAAACGAATATAATCGCTACGTGTCAAACGGATATTATCTCCAGACAACTGATGACGGCAGCGATGACCTTGATCCAGCCGACAGCGTTATTGGCGAAATCGAGGGAGTTGATGAGTACGACACCAGCGATGATATGATCACACTGTTGGAAATGCACGTCTATGATTTGTTTGACGGCATTGATGGCGAGGAAATGGATGAGGACGATCAGGACGATAACGCTGTCGCACTGCCGTACTGCATCACAATCGATTACGACAATCAAAAGATCGTGTCGGTCAGGCGCAATTGGCGCGAAGACGATGAGCTAAAAAAACGCCGCGATTGGTTCGTGTCGTATAAGTTCCTACCGGGGCTTGGGTTCTACGGCTTTGGCCTGTACCACATGATTGGTGGCTTGGGAAAAGCGGCGACAGGATCGCTTCGCGCTCTGCTCGACAGTGCCGCATTCGCAAATATGCAGGGCGGTTTCAAGCTGCGTGGCCGTGTCACTGGCGGTGATCTGCAAGTATCTCCCGGTGAGTTTGTCGATCTCGACAGTACCGTCGATGACGTTACGAAGGCCATCATGCCCCTGCCGTTCAAAGAGCCAAGCAGTTCGCTGTTTAATTTGCTGGGCTTTATGGTCGATGCGGGACAACGCTTTGCGTCCACAGCCGATCTAAACGTGGGTGACGTAAATCCCAACGCCCCAGTGGGCAGTACCGTGGCCCTGATTGAGCAGGGATCGAAGGCGTTCAGCGCAATTCACAAGCGCCTTCACTACGCGCAGGGCCAAGAATTTAAAATGCTGGCGGCTCTAAACGCAGAAAATCTGCCAGAAGAGTTTACGTTCTCACGGGCTGGCGCAGCCGAAACGATCTATGCCGCCGACTTTGATGACCGCATTGACATCGTGCCTGTGTCCGATCCCAACATCTTTAGCACCGCCCAGCGCATCGCACAGGCGCAGGCTGTACTGCAAATGGCGCAGGCCGCACCGCAACTGCATGACATGTATGCGGCATACAAGCGGATGTACGAGGCAATCCGTGTTCAGAACATCGATGAGATATTGAAAAAACCAGAAGAAGCCGTCCAGATGGATTGCATCGATGAAAATATGTCGGTGATGTACGGCAAGCCAATTCGCGCTTTCATTGAGCAAGACCATGAGGCGCACATCGCGGTGCATATGCAGTTTCTGCAAGACCCATCTCTGGCAGGCAACCCCGGCGCTAAGGCCATGCAGCCGATCCTAATTGCCCACATCGCGGAGCATATCGCGTTGCTGTACCGCCTCAGAATGCAGGCAGGCGTGGCAATGGAACTGCCGCCACTGCCCGATTTCAAAGACCCCGACTTCAAGTTTGAGGACGTTGATCCAGAGCAGGATCGCATTATCAGCCAACGGGCCGCAGAAGTGGTCAGGGCCGCACCCCAGATGAAGCAGATCGAAGCCATCAGGGGCGTGGGCCAACAGCAGCAGGAACAGGGAAATCCGCTGCAATACGCGCAGCAATTGGCGAAGTTGGAGACCGAGGCACTGACGGCCAGAACGCAAGCTCAGATCGCTGCCGATCAGGCCAAGGCTCAGTCCAATATCCAGATCAAGCAGGCAGAGGCCAAGCAGGATATGCAAATCGAAATGGCAAAGGCGCAGGCAGACTTGCAGGCCAAGGTCACCAAGCTGGAGGCCGAGTTGCAGCTTGAGCGAGAGAAGAACGCCGCGAAAATTCAAATGGAGGCAATGAAGAATGTACCCCCCACAATCCTATAATTTGCCCCCGATAAATCCTGCGGCCTTCGGCGGTCAGCCGACAGAGCAAGCGCAGGATGGTCAGCCCCCATCTCCCTCCCAAGGTGGGGGTCAGCCACCCATAGACATGAATAAGTATTTAATGAATAAAGTGGCAGAGATTCGACAGCGCATGGGCGCTGGTGACATGGGTGCATTGTCGGCCATATCGGACGCCGCACAGGTTCCAGTACAGCAGCCCCAAGCGGGGCCACCCCAGCAGCAAGGAATGGCATGATGGCGGCTCTTGACGAAATTACTGGACTTGATGAGCTTCCATTTTCTGGTGACGTTAATATTCAACCGCAAAGTCTGGGCAACTATTCCACTGACGTTAACTTGAGAAAAACATTTGAGGGCAACGGGGGCAGCGTCACGCCGTCAATGGGCTACAATCTCACAAAAAGTAGGTTTAAGACGCGAGACAGCGAATATATGTCGCCCGATGGTAAGGCGTCCGATGAGACAATTCGCATTGGTCTGGATGGCGACACAACTTTTGGCCCACTAGATTTAAGTGGGAGCGCCACAGTCGGCAGGAAGCAAGGCAGGGGGTCTATTACCAATTTCGCTGGTCAATATAATTTCTCAAATGAAAATACATTTTCAGAATTAGGCGCAGCAATAAGGGGCGGCGCGTTTGACTTTAACGTCAGTAGACAGAAATCAACGGGAATGGAGCCAGTTTACTCTGGGTCGCTTGGAATAAACATTGGCGATGGTGGCCGTATCAGCTACTCTGATAGTAGCACTGGCGAACCGAGAATTGATGCTAGATATCGGATGGAGTTTTAGAGATGTGCGGTGGATATGGTGATGCAGACAGCAACGAAGATGGCAAGGTTGGTGGCTTTTTAGATTTTTTTGCCGACATCACAGACGGCGGTGGTAAGGGTCGATCTGGCGCACGGTTTAGTAGCGGCGACACAGGTGGGCTAGACCAGAACCAAGACAATTACATTTCTGAGCAAGAATATCAGCGGGGGCAAAGTAATTCTGAATCTAATGCAGATAGCAATATTACTAGCGAGATTGGCGATGCGTACAATAACTCTCAAAACATAATTAGCAGGGGTAGTAATATCTTCGGCGCACTGCCACGGGGATCGATACGCAGAGAGGCTGCATTAGGGTCAGATGGGCGAGACATCTCGACCAGCGGAGCGGCTAGGTTCATGCAGGGCTTTGCTGGCGATGCCAGAAACATGGCTATGGCTCCAGTTCGGGCATACATGGTCGAGGGCGCACCGCCCAATCCTGTTGGCAACCCAGAGCAACAGGCAAGAAGTTATGACAGCTTACTTAACACAGGTTCTTCTCAGTTCTATAAGTTACCAGAGGCTCAACGAAGAGCTATTATAGAGGGTACACAGTCTTTGAATCCACTTCTGGGTCGGGCAATGTCGATGCCTGCAAATGTTGGGTCGATTATGCCAGTATCTTTGCCTAAAAATGTAGTTGCCGCTGGGGATCAATTTGATGAAAGTTTCCCAAATGAAGATTTGAGAGATATAAGTAATATCTCTTCTTTTAAAGTTTACGCAACAGGACAGAATGATGAATTTTTGGTCATCTCTAATGGAGAGGTTAACGGCACGTACAGCGGTAAAGAACTCAGAGACCAAAATATAATAAATTAAATCAATAGGAGAACGACATGAACCCCGACCTTGAACTAATTCAACAGTACGCACAGGCCATACAGGCAACAGGAATGCTGGAAGAAGGCACCGTCAATGGCATTACCGCAATGGTTGAGAAGGCACGGCAGCAATTTAACGCCGCTGATGAGCAGGGCATTCCGCGAGAAACCCTACAGCTTTTGCCCGACGATCAACGCGCAGCAATGCAGGAAGTCCTGATGCAAGTGCAACGGTCTTATGAAGCCTTAAAGGGTTCTGGCGAGATTACAGAGACTGAATACAGAATGATGAATGATCGGTCTTATCAAGTTGATGATCGCATGGAAGAAATGACGCCTGCTGAAATGCAAAGACAACGGGCATCTGGCGCAATCAATGAAAACGAAAGATCATACCAAGTTGATGATGGAATGATGAGTATGCCGCCAAGTCAAATGGCTGAAATGCAGCGCAAGGGCGAAATATCTCCCGACACCATTTATGAAAATATCGATGGATTGGACATTGCGCGGAGACCTACTGCACCAGCAACATCGCCAAGACCACAAATGCGGCCAAAAAATCTAGGCACAATGGGCCAGACGCGCCCACAACTACGACCATAAAAGGAGGCCGACATGGCACAGGTAGAAGTCGAGAACATGGAAGACAATGCGGCCCTCTTTATGGCAAAGATGGGCTTCCCACACAATGCAGACGGCCTTGATCTGTCCGACGATCAGTTAATTAACTTCCTGCTGCTGTGCCATCACTCAATGGTTGGAATTGATGGCGAAGATTACGATGATGATTACGCAGATGTGGATGAGGAAATGATGGAAGTGCCAAGCGGCGGCAAGGACACGAAGATCAAGGTTATGAAACTTGATGGCGGCAATGTCCACGAAATGATGAACAAACTGCTTGGCGGTCACTAATGCCCGTTATGAAGGTCAAGGGCGGCTACCGCTGGGGTAGCAAGGGCAAGGTTTATAGAACCAAGGCCGAAGCAGCCAAGCAGGGCCGTGCCGCCTACGCCGCTGGATATGGAAAAAAGAAAAGGGGAAAGTAGATGGCAGGGCTATTCAGTCTAAACTCTTTATTGAGAGCATCGACAGCAACAGGAAATCCTATTGGCGCTCTTGGCCCCTTGTTCAGTAACAAAGTGCCGGGGGCCAATCCTTCATTTGGGCCGACTGGCCGCATTTCGACCCGTGTTCCAAGAGAAGGAACGCCGAGAACTGGTGGTGACCGACCAAAGTCAGAAGTCTATACTGGTGGCCTTACAATTGGCAGATCAGCTATGGAAGGTCTTGGAAATCCAAAATACGACATATTAGCCAAAAATATGGAATTTTTGGCGTCTGGCCGCAAAGCGCAAACAAACCCAAAGAAAAACACATATGAAGATTTGGAGACATATTTTCCCGGCTTTAAAGGCATAAGAGGGCTACCAGAGGCAGACGCAGCAGATTTTGTCAGCGCAATGCAGCGTGAAAATCTAAACTGGATCATGGATAAGCTGCCTAAAGGGTTCCAAGATCGCGCCAAATATTGGTACGTTGGTGCCAATAGATTTTCTGACGAGCTTGCAATTAAATACGGTTTACCAAGGCAATCAATGTCTGGCGTATTGGCGGCTCTATCTCCCCAAATGGATTGGTTTAAAAACGCATCTCTTGGTGAGCGTGTTGTCGATGCCGTAATTAACAACCGTGCATTTCCTTGGTCAGAAGAAATGACCAATGTTGCGAAGCGATATCCAACATTTGTGGCGACAGAAAAGGGAAGCCCAAATAAAGGAATTTGGGAAAGCATCAAGGGTAAATCGTATCAAGACCTTGAGACCATAGAGCAAAAAGCAATGTGGGTTAGAGCGTATGACCAAGCCCACAACCCCAGTACATATCGCGCTCTTACGCCAGAAGGCGACATTGGCGACATAATTGGGAAGCAAGATTCAAACGCTGCCGCAAGTATTGGCTGGGGCAGCTTTGGCGACATTGGAAAGGCCATTAAATCCATTGAAAGCGGTGGTGATTTTAATATCATATCTGATGCAATGGGCAACAATCATAAAGTCAGAAACTTCTTTAATAATATTGAAGTTCCATTCTCTGACATGGGCGATGTTACAATCGACACACACGCCATTGCGGCTGGTATGATGCGGCCATTGGCTGGCAACGACCAACTAACGTCACAAGGTTTGGGCATGGCTGGGGGGGCATCAAAAGGAACGGGAGCAAAAGGTTTATATGGCTTAACGGCAGATGATTATAGATTTGTTGCAGATCAACGTGGGCTTTTACCAAGAGAAACGCAGTCTATTATTTGGGAGGGCATAAGGGGTCTTTTCAACAATAAAAGCGTTAATTTAAAAACAAAGGTCAATTCTGTTTGGTCTGCTGTTGATCGTGGAGACCTTACGCCAGATCAAGCGCGTGATTTCATCGAAGAATATTCTGGAAATTTTAACACTGGCGTGATTGCCCCAAGAACAAACCGATCAATTGCTGGTGGTAATACCACCATGTTTAGTGCGCCGCTGGCAATAGGTGGCGTTGCGCTAGGCGCATTGCCATCTGAGGATGAACTACCACCAGAGGAGGACGGTATCTAATGTCACTATATAAAAACATCGCCAACAAGAAGGCTCGGATCAAGGCTGGCTCTGGCGAGACAATGCGAAAAGTGGGTGCCAAGGGCGCACCAGCCAAGGGCGCGTTTAAACGTGCAGCCCTAACCGCGAAAAAACCAAAGAAAAAAGGAAAGAAATAATGGCCGCTGGTATAAAACATTACTTTAAGAACGGCAAAGAGCATACGGGCGCAACACACAAGGATGCCAAGGGCAAGGTCATGTCTGGCGCAAAGCATACGGCGTCCAGTAAGTTCTTAGTCCACATGAAAGACCTGTCGGACACCGCAAAGAAAAGGGCGAAAAAAGCATGACACAACTAAGCAAGGCGCAGCAAAAAATTGCCAAGCAGGCCAAGCCTACAAACAAAATCACAGGTGCTGACTTTAAAAAGCTGAAGAAAAAGAAAAAGAAGTGACGTGTGACACATGTGTTTGCGTTGTTGTTATATATCGGCGTTGCTGATGATCGTAAGCTGGTCAGCGATGATATGTTGTTTCGCAAGCTAGAAACGTGTAATTACTACGCAAGAGAAATCGTGAGGCGCTACGGATACCACAGCAATACAAAAGATTTTGGCGTTGCATACTGTGTTCCAAGGCTGGTCGATCCTGACAAGGCGAGGATTTATTGAATGGCAGGCAGAAAGCTAATAACTAATCTACTTGGCTCTGCCTTTGACGCCCTTGGCAACAAGATTGGCGCGTTGCCGTCTAATCCATTTATGGCAGAGGTTGCGGCAAAATCTTACATGCCAAAGTCAACCGCCCGTGCGGCACGGGAGCAGGGTCTTGATATTAGCCAGAACCAAGTTAGACAAATTAGAGACTTGAAAGCTCAAAGAGCAGAAGGCGCGAATTTCACAGACCCCTTGATTTCAGCCGCAGCAACAAGAAGATTTAGAACGCCGACAGTAATTGGTCAAAAGAATGCAGAAGATTTAGAATACCACAACAATATGCTTGATAGAATTATGAGAACCGAAGTTGAAAAGGCGGCAAGAATTGCCACAAAAGACAATCTTTTATTTGCAGCCCGTGAGGCCAGAAAGCTAGGTTACAACGTAAAAAAATCAACAGATAGAAACGGCAATGTAAGCAGCTATTATGTTGAGACACCATCTGGAGATGTTCGTATTAGCGACCACGAACTGCCTTATTCTCCACGGCGAGATTTTATGGCGACAGAACACGGGCAGGCGGGGTTTAGTGGATTTCATGGTGGAGAATTAATTGTTGATCATAACACTACTTTGGACGATGTTCTGGACACACTAATACCAAAGGACGCAGAATAATGGCAACGTACAAGGGCAAGAGCGTCACACTGAACAAGCCGCGCAGAATTGCGAAGGGCGAGACCAGCCACGGCAGAAAGAAGTCTGTGGTGTACGTTACGGACGGTGACAGGGTGAAGCGCGTGACCTTTGGCGACCCCAACATGAAAATCAAGAAAAACCAAAAGGGCCGACGATCTAATTTTAGGGCGCGTCACAACTGTGATAACCCCGGCCCAAAAACTAAGGCCAGATACTGGTCATGTAAGGCGTGGTGATAATATGGCACTTTTGACAGTAGATGGACCTTCGCGGGATGCGGCTGATGAGCAAAACCGTATCATGGAGTTGCGAAAAGAATTTTTGGAATTTGAAAACGCCATGGTAGGGCCAACATTAGCAAGGGCAAGGTTTGAGGATGATTTTGCGTATGATGACGGCACCGTTCCAACGCTTCAAGAAATTTCTAATTTTGAAGAATATAATCTAAGACAAGATGCAATAGAAAGCGGCGTCCCACGCGCCGATAATACAGACAGCCCAAAATACAGGGCGCAAACGAACGCAAATCTGACAAGGCAGGCGGCACGAATAGACCCATTTAGCGGCCCTAATTTTGACAATTCTGCCATCAGGGTAGGCGGTGGAATGATATCTATGGCTGGGCAAGTTGCCAAGATGGCGTTGACTGGGGAAGGCACAGCCAAATCTGCCCTAAGTTCTTGGAATAAATACGCTGGTGGTAGGCAAGCGGCTATTTTGCTTGGTGGCATGAATGATCTTGGAATGGCGGCACTAAGCACTGTTATGAGTGGCCTATATACTGGCATTGGTGTTGGCATGGAAATGATGCCATTTACGAGCGAAAACCAAGAAGATCGGGCAGGCAAAACAGGCATGGCGCTTTTGGAATTTGCAGAGCAATACGCAACGCCGTTTTATGGTGGGCTGTCAAAAATTGCTCAGTACGGCAAAACAGGCTTTGCACAAGCGCCTGTTCGCGTTGGCGCTCAAACACCAAGTCAGGGTGGGTTGGTAGAGGCCGCAGGACGGGGATTAGAAACCAATCTTGGCCCAATGGGTAAGCCACTAAGCACAATCATTCCTACGGGTGCTGGAGACGTTGTTCGCGTGGAGGCCAGACCCATTGCAGAAATACAAGACGCTGCATCAAGATATATGAAAGATCGCGGCATAGATTCTGGTGATGGATACGATGTCACAGGATATCCAGAGTTAAATAAAGACAGAGCAAGGCTGGTGGCGGCTGCTTACCAGCAAATGAAAGATGACCCCACGAACCCCGCTGTTCGAAGGGCTTATGAAGCATTGATTGAAGAGACGTTGGGGCAGCTTCGATCTTTGGACAAAACTGGCATAGAATTAGATTTCTTAGCGCCAAACACCCTGTATCCATACGGTGCATCGCCTGCTATGGGATACGGTGATATTGTTACAAACAAACGCCTTGTGACCTTCCCAACTAGAGATGGCTATGGCACAGGCACCACAGCCGATGACTTTGAAGTTGCTAACAATCCGCTGTTAAAAAATGTGGGCCGTGTCGGAACAATGGACGATGCAACCGCAAACGATGCGTTTCGCGTTGTCCACGATGCATTCGGACACTTTGGGCCGGGCAATCCTTTCTTCCGAAGCAAAGGCGAAGAACGAGCGTTCTTAGAACACAGACGGATGTTTAGTGATGATGCACTGCCAGCAATGGCTTCGGAAACAACAGGCCAAAACAGTTATTTAAACTTTGGCCCTAACGAGATTTTCAATGCAAAGGCAAGCGGAGCAGACACAAAATTCGCTCCACAAAAGATTGGCATCATGCCAGACTGGGCGACTTTTCCAGAAGGAATGCCAGATGGCGCTGAAATGCGTAGGCTACAAAACATTGTTGATGGCTGGCAAAGGGGTGGCGGCTAATGGCCTTAGATGATCGCAAAGAATATGGCGCATTGCCCCCACCTGATCTGCCAGATGGCAGCTATGACGTTGCTGGGCCGTTTGTTTTTCTAAACAGTCTTGCCAGAAAAGTCCCGTCTTACAAACCAATTTTAGATGATGTGATAGCGGCAGAAAATCAAGGATTTGATATTTGGGATACGTTCAGTTCGTTTAGAGACCCAATTAAGGGTGAGCTAATGTATGACACTGGCACGGCATATACGGGAAAGACCCTGCCAAAATACAAAAATTCTGAAGAAATACTTCAAGACACCAGTGCCATGACCCTAGATGACTATTTGGATGATAGCGAAATCAAAAAAGTTCTTGGCAATGCGGCTAGAGGTGTGAAGGTCGGAGAGGTTGCTGGCGATAATCTAAATCTTGCTGGTGGACTTACAATTCGTGGCGCACCAAACGAATACAGTGCTTTGTTTGTTGGGCCAGAAAAAAATCGAGGCAGATTTAGTGAGCAAGAAATTATTGATCACGAAGTCGGACACGTTGTTCAAGAAAAATTTGGAATGCCGATAGGAACAAACTCAACAATTGCAAAAGAATGGCTTAGATTTTTAAAATCTCAAGGCCGTATCAGCGATGAGGTTTTTATCAACGCCACAAGAACACGAAATCCGCAAGAAAGTTTAACTGGAAAATGGGATTACGACGAAGGATATCGCACAAGCATGGGCGAAGCATACGCACGGGCTGGGGCAAACACCACTCAGACAGGCCAAAGACCGCGCCTTTCTGATTTTGAAGAATACGGTTTCCCAATTAAAAGAGAAGATATGTGGGAATTTTACGATCAAGACGTTAAAAAAGCCAGAGATTGGCGCGTTAATCGTGGTGGTGCGTTATGGAATTTTAAGCCATGATGAATGCAGGAGAGATATAAATGGCTAGAGCGGCAGTTAAAAAGGTGGCGCAGGCAGAGATCAGAGCCGCCAAGAAGTTTCTGGAGCGGCGGGGTCTAAAATCCGACGATGTATCGCCACGCAAGTTTGCTATGGCCGCAAAAGAATTGGATAAAGGTTTTGCTGATACCCTAAAAATATTGGCGCGTGAATTGTCTGGAGGACAGGTCTAATGGGTATTGTGAATTTTTTAAGAAGTTTAAGTCAAAAAGTGCCAAGCCCTAGACCGCAACCTCCATTCAAGGGAAGAATGGATGTGGTGAGAGACGCCGCTGGTTCCAGCTTGATTAGGAACCCTTCAAGCAATCGGCAAATAAATCAAATTGGAGCGTTAGACCAATTTGAAGGGCCAAGCCCAACACAGTCAAACGTGCCTTTAAATACGCAAGAGCTTGATGAGCTTTTGTATGGAAACTTTACCCCACCCATGACAGCCGCAGAACGCGCAAGGCTGATGGAAATGCAAAACCCCACTGGTACTTACGATGATGCGGGGGTTATGTCTTTGGAAGAATTAAAGCGTAATCCCGAAATTAGTAGACCGCAGCGAATGTCGGTCTTTTACGATGAATAGAGCCAGCTTCCCCTCCCTGATGAAACAAGGAACAAAGACAATGTCATATGGTAAAAAGAAACCTACAAAGATTGCAGCCAAGAAAAAAACGATTAAGAAGAAGAAATCGAAACCAATGAAGAGGGGATACTGATGTCGGAAAATAAAGACGTAACGGTACACGTCACAGGCGTCTCCATGTCAGGAGGTGTCAAGAATGACGGTAAGCGACCTTCTCCAGCAGATCAGAAACAATCTGGAGAAAAGACGGCTGGAAATAGCTGACGGTATGCTTCGGGGTCGAATGTCCGACTTTGAGGCGTATCACAAAAACGTGGGAATTGCGGAGGGGCTAGAGCAAGCGTCTGACGTAATCCGCGAGACGATCAGAGAAATTAATGAAAAGGATGAATGACATGTCTCATCAACATGATGCAATATATACGGATGAAGAAACCAACGCGACTATCGGTTCTCATCAAATGCCAATTCCGATGAATTGGAAGGTTCTTGTCCAACCAAATCAGGTAAAGATGACAACCGCAGGCGGCATTTTGCTGCCAGAAACCTCAAAAGACAACGAGGAATACTTGACCGCCCACGGCACCGTCTGTGCAATGGGTGATCTTGCGTATCGTGACCGCGACACGGGCCAACGCTGGAAGTCTAGCGTCCTGCCCACAGTTGGGGATCGCGTGACCTACGGTAAATACGCTGGTCAGAAAATTGTTGTAAAGGGCGTGAAATTCCTTCTGCTGAATGACGATGAGCTAACGTCTATTCTGCCAGAGGGCGTCGAAGTCGCCGCATATTTGGGGTAAAGCAATGTCAGAACAAGAGAAAATTCTTGAAGAAATCGAGGCCGAAATCGAAGCGGCAAAGGGCGGTAATGACGGTGACTTTGAAATAGAGATCACTGACGATACGCAATTGAAGCCTGATCGACAACAGGATGAGCCTGTGGAGGCCGCTGAAGAGGAGCCAGACTACGGCCCCAAAGTTCAGAAGCGCATCTCTAAGCTGGTGGCGCAGCGCAGAGAGGCAGAAGTGCAGGCGCGTCAAATACAAGATCAGAACGCGCAACTGCAAAAACGGCTAGAGCGTCTGGAGCAGGGATCGCAGCAAGACGCCGAGCAACAGTTTAACGCGAAATACCAGCAGACTAAGCAGGCGCTGCACAAAGCCGTGGAGGAGGGCGACACAGACGCCCAAGTCAACTTCCAAGAGCAGATAGCCGACATGAGAGCGGCTATGCGGGTTGCACAGGCCACTGATCAATATCGGCGGCAGGACGTTCAGCGGCAGCAACAACGCCAACAGCAGCAGCCACAGCGTCAGCAGCAACAGCAGGGCAACCCACCACCTGAGAAGGCAATGGGCTGGTGGCAGAAAAATAACTGGTTCAATGCGACTGGATTTGAGCGCGAGACAGCGGCAGCACGGGCGATAGACGTGCAGCTAGATTTGGAGGGTTTCGATAAGAATAGCGACGAATATTACTCGCAACTCAACGGGCGTTTACAAAAAGTGTTTCCTGAGTTAAGATCGGAGCCAAGTCCAAAGCAGCGACCAAGAGGTAGGTCACCAGTCGCCCCAACTACAGGCGGGTCAGCAGCTTACAAGACTAATCGTGTACGCATGACGCAAGAGCAATTACGCATGGCTAGGGAACTTGGTATAAACGATGAACGTGGTCTCAAAAAATACGAAGCCGAAATTCGCCGTCAACAGAGGGAAAGCTAATCATGTCTGAGAAACGAAATGTTCGCGCAGATGAAACACGATCTTCCATACGCGATGAGGAGATTCGTCCAGAAACCGCATGGAAACCGCCAGCACTATTGGACGCACCCAAAGCCCGTCCCGGCTATGTCCAACGCTGGGTAGCCACATCCATCCAAGGCAAGGATACACCTGACAATGTATACAAACGTATGCGTGAGGGTTGGTCTGCGCGTTCTGCTGATACTGTGAAAGATAAGTTGTTTCCGACGATCAATCATGGGCAGTGGACAGGATCAATTGGGATTGAGGGCATGTTGCTCTGTGAGATGCCCCTTGACCGTCATGCCGCGCAGAAGCGGTATTACGAGGGCAAAAACTCAGAGCAAAATGAAGCAGTCGCAGGAGAATTGGATGCATTCGGACGGCGTAGTGGACAAACTTTCTACCAAGATCGTAAGTCTGAAACCAGTCGCGGCAGAAATCTTTCTGCTATGAGCGATTAAATCTTTACGCTATAGGAGCGAAAAACAATGGCAAATGTAGACGCAGCGTTTGGGCTAGTCCCAATCCGTCACATGTCAGGTAATGCTCCACGAACCAATCGATATACATTGGCAAGTGGGCTTAACGAGAGCATCTTTAAGGGTGATCTCTGCATCATTATCAATACTGGCTTGGTGACACCGCACACAGCAGCAGAAGTTAATAATATTGGCGTATTTGATGGGGTGTCGTACACCGCAGCAGATGGGTCATATGTTTATAGCGAAACTTGGCCTGCTGGCACAGTCGCAACGGAAATCATCGTTTATATGTATGATGACCCATATACTGTGTTTAAAATGCAAAGTGCTGGAATCCCAGCCCAGACTAATATCGGCAACTGCGCCGATGTTGTTGCGGGTGCTGGATCAGCCATCACAGGTCAATCGGGCTTTGAGATTAATGGAACAATGGCCGCAACCGCAGCTACCGTTAAGATTTTAGCTTTGCATGATACACCAGATAATGCGTTTGGTGCCAATGCTATCATGGAGGTTATCATAAACGAACACCTTCTCAAACAAACCGCTGGCATATAAGGGAGGCATGAACAATGGCAATGAATAGAGCAAGTTTTGCGAAAACATTAGAACCGGGTCTGAACACTCTCTTTGGACTTGAGTACGATAGCTACCCCGCCGAATACGCTGCGGTCTTTGAATCGAATAGCTCTCAAAAGGCTTACGAAGAAGATTTGCTTTTGAGTGGTTTCGGCCAAGCGCCAACAAAAACTGAGGGTGGAGCGGTCTCTTATGACAGCGCAAGCCAACAGTGGACTGCGCGTTACCAGCATGAAACTGTCGCCTTGGCGTTCTCAATCACTGAGGAAGCTGAAGAGGATGGCCAGTATGGTTCGCTTGCTTCGCGTTACACAAAGGCGCTGGCACGGTCTATGGCATCGACCAAAGAAATTAAGGCTGCAAATGTCTTAAACTTTGCTCAAACTGCTGGTGTCACTGGTGGTGACGGTCAAACTTTGTTGAGTGCATCGCATCCAACACAGAACGGCATTCAGTCTAATGTGCTTGCCACGGCGGCTGACTTGTCCGAGACATCTCTTGAGTCGATCTTGATTAACATCACCGACATGAAAGATGATCGCGGCTTGCGGATTGCGGCACAGGGTATGCAATTGGTTATTCCAACTGCCTATCAGTTCACCGCAGAGCGTCTGTTGGAGTCAACACTCCGCACAGGCACAGCGGATAATGATCTTAACGCCATTAAAGCTGGTGGTTATCTGCCCAAGGGCTATCATATCATGCGCCGTCTGACCGATCCTGATGCGTTCTTCATTACGACTGACGTTCCAGACGGTCTCAAGCACTTTACCCGTTCAGCAATGAAAAAGGGTATGGAAGGCGATTTTGAGACTGGCAACGTCCGTTATAAAGTTCGTGAGCGTTACAGCTTTGGCTTTACTGACTGGCGCGGCATCTTCGGGACCGAAGGCGTAACATAACAACCCAATCTTCTCTTCCTGTTGGGTCAAACTGGGCGGTCTTCGGATCGCCCTTTTTTTATTTTAAATAAAAATGCATTTTATTTGTATCTGTCTATTGTATTCTGAATTGTATCCCCTATATCTATTACAACAGAAGCAAGGGAGAGATCAGATGAAAATCACCAAAGCAGCCATCCAAGCACTCGCAACACAATCCGTCAAAGATCAGTATGCCCGTGAGACCGATAAGGTCATCTATCTGGAAACCGTTATTGATGATGGCGGGTTTTACATCAGCCTGACTGACAATTGGCAGAAATGGGATCGCTGCATCGAATGGCTTGAAGATAAAATGCCGATCTAAATCAAAACGGGGGCCACGCGCCCCCATCCAAAACGTAACACTAACGCCGTTAGCGTTACAAAAATCCAAAGGAGATAAAATATGTCAAACGGTTTTCCATCATCAGTGGCAATGCTTGATCATATGCTCGAAGGCAACCTAATCTCGCTAATCGAAGCGATGAATATGTTTGGCGTCTGCAATCCCGCCGCAGTGCTAACAAAACTTCGGAAGGATGGGTACATAATCCACTCTCAAAGAGTATCAATGACTAAGATCATGGTACGCATGAACAAATACATGGTTATGAAGCCACCGTCCCAGCTTCCACATAAAGAGTGCTTGATGATGGAATATTGGATCAGCAAATAACCAAGCAGGGGCCGTCTTCGGATGGCCCTTTCTTTTTATTCAGACCTGTTGTATTGTGCAAACATCCCTGACAGGTGCGCCCTGCACCTGACTTAACCCACGACAGGAGATCAGCATGGGTACTACAACTTTCTCAGGCCCGATTAAGTCAGGCACAATTAAAGAAACCAGCGGAACAACCGTTGGCTCTAATATGAAAAACACAGGTTTTGTTGTCCTTTCGCAAACTGCTGTGATTGATCAAACAGCAACAACAACCACCACAAATATTATTATCCCACCAAACAGTCAGCTTATCTCAATCGATGTTACTGTGAAAACAGCTTGGAGCGGTGGAGCAACAACTCTTGGCTTGGGCAGTGTTGGTGCGGCAACCACTCTGACGGCTGCTGGAGCCGTCCAATGTAATGCAGTGGGCATCGTGGCGGCAAGCCCCGGTACTGACGCAACGCGCACGACAAAGTGGCTGAACACAGGCACAGGCGACCACAGGCTGGTCGTGACCACAGCGAACACTGGTAATGGTGTTGGCGCAGTCACCGTTGTCTATGCACAAAGCAACAACATATTCTAATTTATTGGTGGGGTTTCGGCCCCACCAGCAATTTATAGGAGGGTCAAAGTGGCTAACATTACAAGCATAAAAACGCTTTCTGAAAATACCAGCGAAGTAGTCATGGCATTCCAATTGCAATATGTGGACACTGCGAATGAAGATGCTGTAAAAAAAGTTGATGTCTCAGCTTTGGCAAAAAGCGCAAACGGTGCGTCTTGCAACTCGGTCAGTCTTTTGGAGTGCTGGTGGATAATTCAAGGCATGACGGTTTTGGTGGAGGCAGATGCTGGAACAGATGTGATTATGATGCACATGGCTGAAGATGATATTGGTTATCAAGACTTCAGCAAGTTTGGTGGATTGCCGTCAACTGTAGAATATGGAAGCACAACTGGTGATATCATGTTCACAACAACTGGCCTTGGGGCCGCTGGCGATACATACAACATCGTGCTGCGGATGAAAAAACATTACGCATAGGAAATAACAAATGGCGACATCGAATACAGTAGCGTTTCGCCCAGATGTCGAAGAAATCATCGCAGAGGCTTACGAGCGGTGTGGTATCGATCCGCAAACGCAAACGGGCTACAAGGCTTTGTCGGCTAGGCGTAGCCTAAACTTGTTGTTTAGTGAGTGGGCCAACAGGGGCATCAATTACTGGGCGGTAAAACAGCAGACGCTGACGCTGGTAAACGGCCAGACAACGCCGTACACGCTGCCCGAAGGCACCATAGACATTATGGACGCCGTCATTCGGGACAGCGCAGGCACAGACACGTCTGACCAAATTGTTAACCGTGTGTCGATTGCGGATTATAACCAACTGCCAAACAAAACATCTCTGGGCAAGCCGTCACAATATATGTTGGACAAGCAATATACTCCGCTGCTTTATATCTGGCAGATACCAAACAGAACAACGTACAAATTAAATTATTGGTCGGTAAACCAGCTAGATGACATAACAAAAAGCGACCAAGACGCTGACGTGCCGTATCGATGGTCTGACTGCATATGCGCGGGTCTTGCAAGCAAGCTGGCATTAAAAAATGCACCAGACAGATTTCAAATTTTAAACGAAATCTATGAGAGGGCATTCACGTTTGCGGCGGCTTCGGACAATGACGGCGTCAGCTTGAGGATTCAGCCAACTGCGCTGAATTTATCGTAAATGGCAAAATACGCACGGGGCAAAAAATCCAAGGCGATTAGCGATATAAGCGGCCTTCGGGTTCCCTATACGCAATTGAAAACGACTTGGGATGGCCTGCGCGTATCGCCAGAAGATTACGAACCAAAAAATCCGCAGCTTACCCCTGCGAAAAACATTGTGGATGCAACTGCACTCTTTAATCCACGGCCAGACACAGACCCAGAAAATGTAGTAATTTATATTGGGTATAACTTTGATCCATTTGCTGATCGAAGATTTAACACAAATGTTGGAATTGCTGGAACAGCGTTTACGGGAAGTTCAACTTTTGAGGTACGGCACACGTCCCAAGCTGGTGTTGGTGGCACGGGGGTTGCTGGGCAAGTTAGCCTGTTTATTACAATTGATTATGCAGCCACTGGCGTTGGCAGCATAGGCGGTGTGGCTACAGACAGCTCATCGTACCTAGAATATGCAATAACTGTTGGAGCTATAGCCGCTGGCAACAGATATTATGTTGATAGCGTTCTTCAACAGCGGCTTTATTTGCAAGAGGGGCAGACATACAGATTCGATCAGAGCGCATCTTCTAATAACGGGCATCCGCTGCGGTTCAGCACCACAGAAAATGGGACACACGCTGGGGGAAGCCAATACACCACAGGCGTGACAACGT